TGGTAATCCAAGTTATACAACACTACCAGAAGAAAAACAAAAAGGTGTTGACGGCAAAGTATGCTGGAAAGGCTACAAGCGTATGGGCACTAAGAAAAAGGGCGGAAAGACTGTAGACAACTGTGTTAAGATGTAATCATGCGTTACGCAGAAATCATTCACGAGCTAGATAAAAAAACTATCCGCAAAGCACACAAGACTGCTGATAAAATCCTTGACAAGCCGAAAGCAAAATCTAACATAGCCAAATGGGCAAAAGAAAAAGGCATGGATCCAGAAGGAGCTGTGTATGCTATTGCTACTAACATGGCAAAGAAAAAGAAGAAAAAAGAATCTGTAGAAGAAAAATGGAGCGCAAAATACAAGCGTTCTATTAATTGTAACAATCCAAAAGGTTTTTCACAAAAAGCTCATTGTAAAGGCCGTAAGAAATGAAATGCTCGCAGATAGTGTCACAAAATGGATAACAGAATTTTTAGACATACCATCTGAGACCCTCAACAATTTACCTCCCTGCCCATTTGCTAAACAAGCATTACTTACAAACAAGATAAAAATACATCAAATAAAACCATTACCACATATCAGCATGAGGGATTACTTTGTTGCTGAAATGGAAAACTATACATACCATTGGCCTAAGGGTAAAGAAGTAATTGTACTAGGTTGTGACCCTAGTTTAATTACAGCAGATGAATTAGAAGAAAGCATTGAGATAGCAACAGAAAGATTTTTAGAAAAACGCGGTTACATAGCATTAGAAGACCATCCAGATCATGTAGAACAAGTAAAAGATCTTGTTTTTAATCAAGGAGAATATGCTCTTGTGTTAGTACAAGAAGCAGACAAACTGAATAAAGCACGTAAAATATTAAAGAAACAAGACTATTATAAAAACTGGCCTGAAGAATATTATGAGGATGTAGTAGACAGATGATATGTAGAGTTGACTTACATAAAACTAACTACAAGCAGATACCTTTTACTATGCTAACAGCAGAACACTGGCAAGAGTGTGAACAGATTTATAAAAAGTATATAGACTATCATGAAATGGAAAATCCTCATCCTGTGTTTGAAGAAGAATGGGGACACAAATTAAAAGCGGATGTACTAGGTTACTATCACAAAGATAAACTAGTAGCATGGAGTTTGATTTATAAGTTTCCAAGTAAACAAACTATTATAGCTGATCAATTTGCTTGGGACTACGCAACACCTAACCTCAAACTAGGTTATAAAAGCATAAGAAACGAATGTGCTTATTACAAGTCTCTCGGATATAGGTACTTCATACTAGGTGAGGATGATAAGTATAAACAAGAGCTGAAAGGCTTTGAGATAATTAAAAGGGATTCCGATGGCGTTTTTAGTACATAATCTTCCACCTATACCAGTTTATGTAAAAAAGGAATACCTTTATGATTTAGAGAAAGGTCATGGCGAATACACACCAGGTATTTGGATTAGTGTAAAAAGTGTACAAGGCAAAGCTCTATACTTTGAAACACTACTTACAGAATACGGAGCTCTTTATGATAAATTACCTATATCAGCTTTCGTTTGGAAAATTGGTCCTACTGATGACCATTTGCCTTTGGATATTCTGCAGCTTTGGGATTGTTTTGATTATGACATTACAGTCATCAAAAAGCCCTTGTTATCTAGATGCGAATTTTTCGGCAAAGATAGGAATATGCACGCCGGTGAATACGCTTTTACCATCGATAATTGTCATAGAGACTCTTCCATCATTGACACAAACTTCTCCGAACACGATCCAGAACACAAATCATTCAACGTCATTAAACTCGACAACGGACAATTTGCCGCACAACCAAACAATAGAGTAATATGGCGTGATCAAAGCCTAATACCAGATAAACTTCAACAGCCAGACTTCAAAGTTTGTACACAAAATTATGTAGTTGAAACAACACCTAAGTGGAGTGTAGGACATTCTGAAGAATGGCAATATAAAACTATGGAGGAAGAAGGTGACGGAACTTAGTCACAAAGAAGTATACAGAATGTTTTGGAATATCAAAGGGCATTTAGAAGTAAGTGAAAAAACAGCAAGAGACTGCTATGAAGGTTACTTCCGCAGGGCTTGGGGTAATCACGAAATGGTGTATCATCAAGATGGTTTTGAAGAAGCATACGCCAAAAAGTTCTTGACAAACAACTAAAAATAAACTATAATTTACTAAATTAAGGAGAATCACATGAGTGACCGTGTATATGGTGTTGAAGAAAAGGCCAAACTAGAGCGTCTTGTAAACGAAGGCGCAACTGTTCTTCAAGAAGTAGCAGATCTTCAAGAAGGACTAAAAGAAACAGTCAAGGCAGTAGCAGAAGAATTAAATATCAAACCCGCTCTTATCAACAAAGCAATTAAAGTCGCCCACAAAGGTGACTGGGATAAAGTACAAGACGAGTTTGAAGATCTTGAAACTCTTGTTGTCACTGTTGGTAAGGACAAATAATTTGGAAAAAATAAAACAGTTTTGGATCAATAGTTACAAAACAGATAAGGTTGCTTTCGCATTTGAGCTTATTAGTTTTGTATTTACTGTTGGTGCTAGTTTAACACTTGCTGTAAATGCTAGAGATCCTAACATGCTAATTGTTTATCCGGCATTCTTTGTAGGAAGTGTGACACAATGTTATGCGACATATCGCAGAGGAGCCGCATGGGTAATGTTACTTACATTTTACTTTGCTATCGTTAATGTATTTGGATACGGAGTAGCGGCGGAATGGTGGTAAAACCATATCAATGGTTCGCATGGTTAAGCACAGCCTGTCTTTTGACAGCGGCTTTGCTTGCCGCTTTTAATGTTTACCCTTTGTACGTATGGGCATTCATTATTTCAAATACTATGTGGATTATTGTAGGAATACTATGGTCCGAAAAGAGTTTGATTGTTATGAACGCAGGACTAACTATTATATATGTAGCAGGATTACTGCTATCTTAACGCCCAAAGGGCATGTAGACGGTACGTTGGCCATAAACAACGAGGAGAAAAATGAGTTACGTAGACGCACTATTTGATCGCGACTCTGATATCATCAGAGTAGTTGAACGCAAAGATGGAAAGCGACATTTCCACGAGTATCAAGCAAAATATACATTTTATTATGAGGATCCTAGAGGAAAGTACAAAAGTATCTATGGCGATCCACTAACACGTATTGTATGTAAAAATACAAAAGACTTCCGCAAAGAAATTGCTATTAACAAAAATAAAAATTTATTTGAAAGTGATGTAAATCCAATCTTCCAATGTTTAAGTGAGAACTATCTTAACCAAGATGCTCCCAAACTAAACATTGCGTTTTTCGATATCGAGACTGATTTTGATCCTGACAGAGGCTTTGCTGATCCTAGTGATCCGTTTATGCCAATTACTGCTATTACTGTACATTTACAATGGCTTGACGCACTTGTTACATTTGCTATTCCTCCAAAGACTCTTTCAATGGAGCAAGCACAAGAACAAGTAAAAGATTTTGAAAACACATATTTGTTTGAAAAAGAAGGCGACATGCTTGAAGCATTTCTTGATAGTATTGAGGACGCAGATATTATTAGTGGTTGGAACAGTGAAGGTTATGATATTCCGTATACTGTTAATCGTGTAAGTCGTGTACTGAGTAAAGATGACACAAGACGTTTTTGTTTGTGGAAACAAATGCCCAAGAAACGTGAATATGAAAAGTATGGTAAATCAGCTGAAACCTATGACTTCATAGGCAGAGTACATTTAGATAGTTTGGAATTATATCGTAAATATACTTATGAAGAAAGACACACATATAGGCTTGACGCTATTGGCGAACTTGAAGTTGGCGAAAAGAAAACTGTGTATGAAGGTACGCTCGATCAACTTTATAACAATGACTTCAGAACGTTCATCGAATACAACAGACAAGACGTTGCTCTACTGGACAAGCTGGACAAAAAACTAAGATTTATTGATCTTAGTAACGAACTTGCTCATGCAAATACTGTTTTGCTACAGACCACTATGGGTGCTGTTGCTGTGACAGAGCAAGCAATTATCAACGAAGCACATCACAGAGGACTACAAGTTCCTAATCGTCCGAAGCGTGATGATGAAAGCACAGCGGCGGCTGGTGCCTATGTTGCGTTTCCTAAAAAAGGTGTTCACAAATGGATTGGTTCAATGGACTTGAATAGTCTGTATCCTAGTGTGATTAGAGCACTTAATATGGCCCCAGAAACTATTGTAGGACAAATCCGTCCAGACATTAGTACAGCAAGAGTTGAAGAAGACATGGGTCTAAAGAAAAAGTCGTTCGCAGGTAGCTGGGAAGGACGTTTCAGCACAGAAGAATATGAAGCAGTAATGGAACAAAAGCGTGATGTTGCTCTTACTGTAGATTTTGAAAATGGTCAAACTGAAGTAATGAGTGGTGCTGAAATACACAAACTTATTTTTGACAGCAACCAACCGTGGATGCTTAGTGCTAATGGTACAATCTTTACAACTGAGTTTGAAGGTGTTATTCCAGGTATCCTAAAGCGTTGGTATTCAGAACGTAAAGAACTACAAGCACAACTTAAAAAAGCAAAAGACGCTGGCAACAGTATTGAAATTGAATATTGGGACAAACGTCAGTTGGTTAAAAAGATTAACTTGAATAGTTTGTATGGTGCTATTCTTAATCCAGGTTGTAGATTCTTTGATAAACGTATTGGACAATCAACTACACTTACTGGTAGACAAATTGTTAAGCACATGAGCGCAAAGGTTAATGAAATTATCACAGGCGATTATGATCACGTAGGTAAAGCAGTTATATATGGTGATACTGACTCTGTGTACTTTAGTGCTTATCCAGTTCTTAAAAAAGATATTGACGCAGGTAACATTCCTTGGTCAAAGGAAAATGTTATTACACTGTATGATCAAGTATGTGAAGAAGCAAATACAACTTTTGAAAAGTTTATGCTTGAAGCATTTCACTGTCCAAAGAGTCGTTCAGATGTTATTGCGGCAGGTAGAGAAATTGTTGCTGAAAGCGGATTGTATATTACAAAGAAACGCTATGCCGCACTTGTATATGACATTGAAGGTTTCCGTACAGATGATGAAGGTAAACCAGGCAAAGTAAAAGCAATGGGCTTGGACTTGCGTAGATCAGACACGCCTGTGTTTATGCAAGAGTTTCTAAGTGAAGTATTAATGATGGTACTACAAGAAACTCCGGAGAAACAAATTCTTGAGCGTATCACTGAGTTCCGTAGAGAATTTAAAGAACGTCCTGGACACGAAAAAGGTGCTCCTAAACGTGCTAACAAGATTGGTCATTATCAGCGTCTTGAACAAAAGCAAGGCAAAGCAAATATGCCAGGGCACGTAAGAGCAAGTATTAACTGGAATACACTACGCCGTATGAACAGCGACAAATATTCGCAAGAGATTG